CCGAAGCCGCCTGCACCGCCGATGGCAGTGCCGCCACCGCCGCCGTAGCCCGTCAGCAGCGCCCCGAATGTGGAGTTGCCGCCTGCCGTGCCGTTGCCGTTGCTGCCCGTGCGTCCGGCCCCCGCCGTGCCAATCGTGACCGTGACGCTTGACGGCAGATCAGCCATGCGGAAGGTGTATTCAATATATCCGCCGCCGCCGCCGCCCGCTGCATCCTCCAGCGTAGAATTTCGCGCCCCGCCGCCGCCAGCGCCCCAAGCCCGCACCAATACAGGATGATCGTCCGCATAGCCGCTTGGCTTGGTCCAAGTGCCAGACGAGGTGAATACATCCTTGACCGGGCCACCAGCGCCAACGCCAGCCGCAGCACTCAGCACCCGATAAGAGCCGCCGATATACTCGATCAAGTCACGCCGCCCCGATGCAAGCGCACCAGTCGTCAATGCCGTTCCAGTGGCGTCCAATACCGCCACCGCAGCACCGCCGTTCAAGGCCAGCGTTACCGCCCCGGTATTTGCAGCGCCCCAAGTGATGGTAAATTTCATTCCGTCCGCAAGGCCAGACGCCAAGACCGGATCAAGCGAAGCCGTGACTACATCGCCCGTGCCACCAACGCCAGTAAGCGGCAAGACCGAAGCCCCGTAAAGCGTTGCCAGATGGCGCGCGTATTGATCGCCAAACCCCTCTGGCACAAGCCCGGTATTGCGCCACGGCACCCCGACCGAAGACCCGTTGAACGTTGTCCGAGTTGCCATCTTATGCGCTCCACAGTTCCGGCGCTTCATCAACAAAGGTGATGGTCGCCTCAAAGTTAGGTTTCGGCCTTACGCTTGCCACGATAAGCCGCAGATACTCTGCCCCCATCGGGCCAACTCCGACAAGCCCGCCCTCGTATATTCCGACAGGCGAGAGCGGAGGGCTAAACTCAATTCGCGGCCCCAATGCCCCCGCAATCTGGTGCGTTGTGACCGTCGCTTCCCGGCGAATGACAACCCCTGACTTGACGCCGAATAGCGATAAATCATCTTCGTCGTCCATCGCGGCCAAGTCGTCAAGGAAGTTGTAATCCGCCACAGGAACTGGCGTATCCAGCACCAGCGCCACCACATCGCCTGATGTATCCGTTTCAATTGACACGATCCGCGCCGACCCCGCCCATTCCGTCAGAATGTCATGCTGCACCGCAACAAGATCTCCTTGCCGCGTCAAAACTACTTCCGCCGAAACATCGCAGGAATAAAACGTATTCCGCAACCGCGCCTGTGCCTGATCATAGATCGCCCGCGCCCGTGCGTTGGCCTCGTCAACAATGCCCTCATAGGTCACTTGCTCGACATTGCCGCTGTCATTCGACACGCCATCCCGAAAGACGCTGATTTGGTGCATTTCATAGTCGCGGCTGGCATCGCGGAAGTTCACCCGCAACCCATCCGGCAATAGAGCAAAGCCCTTTGTCCATTGGAAATTAGCCATATTGCGCGGCGTGAATACCTGCAAAGGCGCATCGGCGCTGCGGTCCTTATCCCGCACAACGCCCCACACATCGCTCATATATGGCCGCGCATAGCCGCAGCTTGCCACAATCCGCGCGGCGTCATCCAGCGATTGGTCCTCAATCAAGGCATTGCAGGTATAGCCCAGATCAATGCAAGCCTGCCGCCAATCCACAAGCCCGTCTTCGTCTATCAGGTCCAGAGGCACGGGGTTTTCGTTCTCCATGCCCGTCAGAATATCGCGCAAGTGCGGCGCTGGATTGTCAGTCACAACCCAATCTTCCCATCCCGTGCCGTTCCAATCCTTGACCCAACCGCCCGCCACGCAAGACACGGCATCAACCGCCCGATTGCGCGCCCTGATCGCCACAACAGCCAAATCCTGCGAAGGCAGCGGGTTTTCATCCCATACGCTCACAGACCGCAGAATGTAGAGGCTATCCATCACGCCGTCACGGGATAGCGCAATCTGCCCCGGCAAGCCCTGATAGCCCCAGAAGTCCCACACATCGCCGTCATAGGTGTATGCGCTTGCGTTGTAGCCAGACGCCAAGAATGCAGACCCGCGCTGCGCCTCGACCTCATATCGCCCTTTCGGAAATGTCGCGGTATCCAGAAAGATCGAAGCCGTATAGCGGTCAAGCGAGATATGCGAAACGCCAGTCGTGCCAAGGTTTGACGCGGAAACCCAATCATCCCCGGCCCCGACGAAATAGGCATCCGCAGCCCAGCCCGAAGTGACAGGCGCAACAGTCTGACCCGGCGATGCAACCCGCGCCTCAACCCATCCCTCAGCCCCCGCAGCTTCCGGCGTCGTTGCGGAATCATCGGTCCAGACAAGCCGGATTGTCGTGCGCAACTGACGGATATTCGCGGCTTGGAAGTGCAGTTCCGGCAGGTTTACCCAAGTGCCAGAACCGACAGCCCGAAGCCGCAATCGCACCGGAACCCTGATACGGTTTGTTTCGCTGGCGTTCCGATGCAGGCCCTGCGCAAAAATCAGTTGCAACTGATGCTCGTCAGGCGCGGTCTTTGTTGCCACAACCTGCACCTGCGGCAAGGCCGATGCAATGTCACCCGTCCGGGTATCCAGCGTCCTGCCATCATCGGCGCTAACCACATGGCCGCGCAATTCGGCCTGCAATGCATCGGTGCGCGCTTGGCGGCGCAGAAGCGTCACCAGCGGCGAGCCGATCCAGCCTTCCCGCGTTTCATATTCAATGTCCGCAACGCCAGCGATAGCCGCCGCGCCAAGCCTAATGTCGGTAATCTGGTGCGGGCCGTTCAAAACATAGGCGGCTTCCACAAGTTCATCCGGCCCATCGAAATAGGTGAAAGGCTCCATAGCCATCGGCGGATAAACCTTGCGCTGCCCGATTACGCGCGGGATAGGCGCGTTGACTTGCAGCACGTTCCCCGTTGCAGATGCAGCGCCGGGATTTTGGAGATTGGCTGATGTGTCAACAGTTGGCGGCGCCACAAGGGCCGACATAAGCAGCGATGCCCCAAGCGATACAGCACCCGCCAAGGCCAAGGCCGACACAGACCGCGCCGCGAACCAGCCGCCTTGCGTTGCCAGCCCGCCGCCCGCGATAAAGCCCGTCGCCACCGTGATCGCAATGCTGGCAACGATGCTCAGGATATTCTTGGCGCCATCTTCGCCCCCGCGCGGGGGCATGTGGAACGTCACTTCCGTTACGCTGGCCTTGGGCTTGATCGCACCCCACAACGCGCGCGGCGCCTCAACACCGTTAACGCAGATCACGCCATGGTCGTCAAAGCCTTCCGGCAGGCCCGGCATAGATCGCCGCAGCCCGAGAAGCGATAGCCCATCCGGCAGGCGCGCAAAACGCGGTGCCCCGAGGCTAAACGGCTCACGGTATACGGCGAGTGTGGTCACGCCAGCCTCCTATACCCGACGATCCGGCCCGCAATGCTATGATGCCGGATTGGCACGACAACCGCAGCCGATGCCGCCTCTACATGCAGCACCCGCGCATTATCCACCATAACCCCCACATGCACAACAGCCGCGCCACCTCGCCCAGACCGCATCAAGGCCACGTCAAGAGCCTGCGGAACCGACACAGCCCGCCACCCATCATCCTTGGCCGCAGCCATAGCCCGCGCAACCCGGATCAAGTCCTTGGCGCTAATCTCGCCATAGGCAGGCAGGTCAACACCCACCCTGTCAGCATAGACGCGCCGAACAAGCCCCCAGCACGTCAACTGCCCCGGCCCGTCACCAAACGGCAGGCCCACATATGGCGCGAACCAATCCATCACCGGAACAACGCAGGGCATCGGCTTTGCGTGGCCCGCCGCCCAGGCCATGGCTCTTGGCTGTAATCCCGAAGCATCAGCGTTCCTGTCACCTCGACAGCGTTAACGGTAACATCAATCAATTCGAAATGCCGAAAGCCATAGACAACCGACGATGTTCCAACCTCTGCCCGTGGCGTCACGCTCAGGTCAAAATCCGCCGTTGAACGGACTTCCAGCATAACCCGCGCCCGATCCGGCACCGTGCGGATAGCCTCACCAATCCGCCGATCAACGTTCTGCACCCGCACCTGCGTCATCGGCGCGGTTTCGTCGTCATTCAGAAGCTGAAACTCAAACGGACACCCAAGGAATACCTGCCCGTCAACCTCGAAATCAAGCGGATCGCTCACCACCCGAATAGGCGTGGCAAGATTGCGGTGAGTGATGGTCATAAACGCCAGCAACGCATGAGGGCTGGCCTGCGATTGCAGGTCCAATGCCAGCGCGGACGGAATATCACGGCTCATGTTGGCGGCACCGGGTCAGGCATAAGCATGATCGAAAACGACACGCCAATCCGGCGCGCGGTTGATCCAACCGGAATGCGCCCGATCTTGCGCACCTGATACGGCGGCTCGGCCTTCATGATCTTCCAGACACCTTCCGTCCCCGTGATCGGGTGTGCGAAAATGAACGAGTTGACCCCATAGGCCAGCGTCCCGGCATACCATGCCTCAAACGCCTCAAACTGCGTCACGGATAGCGGCGTCAACTCCACGCTGTAGACCGACGAAGCCCAAGACGCGATAGGCCGCTCAATCGGCGGCGCCTTGCTGTCAGTCTCAAAGCTGTATCGCGTATCCCGCAATCCGCCCTGCGGCGATAGCGGCATGATGCACTGTGGCACCCCGGCAGGCCATGTTACAATGGTCATCGCGTCACCTTCTGCGGCTTCTGGCCATAGACGCCGTTCATCGGGCCGTTAAATTTCCCCCGCGCCATGTCTTCCTTGACCCACATTGTTACCATGTCGCGCCCGTTTGGCCCGCGCGTGGTTTGCGTCTCAATCGCAGGCGCCCCGGCCCCGCGCTGATCAATCACGGTCACGCTAGAGCCGCCGCCGTAGCTTCCGGCAATGCCCATGGTCGGCACGTTCACCGCGCCGCCACCAGCATAGCCCCGAAGGCCAAGCCGCATGGCCTCGACCGCAGCAACGCCGCCGTTGCGGGCAACGTCAGACTGCGAAAACACCACTTCGCCCTTATGGACAACGCCCGCCGCTTGATTGACACCGCCCGGCCCTGTGTATCCGCCCTGCGAATAGCCCAGCGGCACAATGCCACCCGCACCGAAGATGGACGGGAAAGATTTGGCAAGCTGCATGTATAGCATGATTTCCAGCAGGCGCTTGCCAAGCTCTTCCAGCGCCTTCGCCGGATCATCGAACGCGCCTTCGAACGCCGATTTAAGGGCGTTGCTCACGTCCTGCGCCACGGGTTGCAGGCTTTCCAGCCGCTTGCGCGCCGCGTTGGCCTGTTCCTCGGTAATCAGGAAGTCGCCCGTCTTGGCATCCCGCGTCGTGGCAAGCTGATCAATCAGCGCAAGCGCCTCTTGGTATTGCTGCAACGGCGTCTGGATGGCTTCCAGAAGCGATTTCCGTTCGCTCAAAAGTTCGTTGTAGGACTTCTGGGCTTCTTTGGCCCCATCGCTGCCCTTCTTTTCCGCCAGTCGCGCCGCCTCACGGTCTGCATCATTCAATGCCTGCGTCTGTTCCGCCAGAGTTGCCGCCGCCTTGGCGTTCTCGACGTATTCGCGGCGCTGTTCCTGCAAGACCTGACGATGATCGTTCGGCACAGCACCAAGGTTGCCCACATCGGCATCAAACCGCGCCCCGGCCAAAGCCCCGGCCCGTCCGACAGGATCGGTGCGGAATTGCGCATTGATCCGCGCGGTCTGCAAATCACCCACCCCGGCATTCGCAAGCCTGCCAGCCGCCGCAACGGCCCGATCCAGTTCCGCCGCGATGCCAGCCGCCGCCGATGCAGCCGCGCTGAACACGCCGCCAAGTCCGCCTGCCATGGCCAGCAACTGACGCGCCGCATCCTCGCTACCGAGAACCTGCGTCAACATTTCCTCAGCCGCTTCTGCGCCTTCGCCTGTCCCTCGCGCAATATCCTCGAGATATCCCCGCAGAACGGCCAGCGCGTCGGCTTGCTCCTGAACCCCGCTGGCCGTGGATAGGTTTTGCAGCGCCTGATACATCAACTCGGCATCACGCCGGGACAGGCTCAGGGCGTCTTGCAGCCTGATGATGCCGGATGCTTGCTCGGAAATACCGATGTCAAAGAAGCGCCCCGCGCCTTGCGATGCAAGGCTGTCAATGCCGGATTGCAGTTCGGTTCGCGCCGCCCGTTCTTCGGCCCGTTCCTGAGCCGCGACCATGCGCAGGACTTCTTCCGTCACCTCGCCATACTTTTGACGCAGTTCATCCAGCCCATCAACCGACAGGCTTTGCGACAGCTCACGCATCCGCTCTAGGTGATCGTTGGCCCGTTGCAGAGACTTGTCGAAATCCTCCGTGCTGTCGCCAGCCCAAAGCGCCCCCGCAGCCCACTGGATCAACGCAGCGGCCCCGGCAACAAGACCAATCGTCACCAGCGACACAGGCGAGACAACCGAAGCAAACGCAGCGCCAAGGCCGGAAAGCACCTGCCTTGACGACTGGCCCGCAAAGCCCTGCGTTAGCTGCGTCCCTTGCTGCAACGCAATAAGCAGCGGGTTCATACCCGCCGCCGCCGTCACGCCGATGTCGTTGAATTGGGCTGCGATGCCCCCCGCGCTGCCTTGGATATTGTTAAGCCTGCCATGGGCGGTATCGGCGGCGACGGCCATTTGACGCAGGGCCGCAGCGTGGGCAATCTCAGCCCGCGTTGCCGCCTCTGTA